GTCAGGCTGTGTCTACCGGCCTTACTGAACAACAGGCACAATTGCAAGCTCAGGAACAAGGATTCTTTGATGAAGGTATTCCGGTTCCGCCATCAGAGGAACAAGTTGGTCCGCCCTTGGCCCTGGCAAACAATCTGACTCCAGAACAACTCAATCAAATAGTTGCTGAGGCTGGAGTAGATGCTGGTGATGTGGGCGAGCTTGGAATTACCGATGCTCGATTGTTTGCAGAAGAATCTGCCATAACCGATGCTCTGCGGGTTCAAGCACGCCAGCAACAAACCATTAGAGATCAAAAACAGAATCGAGCCCAAAGTGGTGATTGGCGAGTAAGATTGAGTCTGGCACCCAGCAGCAATTATCTGTACAACGATCCTGACTGTGGCCCGGTGCTTTGGCCCTTGTACAACACCGACGGAGTCATATTTCCTTATACTCCGGCCATTGACATAGGCTATCGTGCCAATTACACTCCCTATGATCTAACACACAGCAACTATCGCGGTTATTTTTATCAAAACAGTGCTATCGATCAAATCAATCTCCGTGCAACGTTTACAGCACAGGACACAGTGGAAGCCAATTATTTGTTGGCTGTCATACACTTTTTTAGATCAGTGACCAAGATGTTTTACGGGCAAGACGCACAGCGTGGAAGCCCACCACCCTTGTGTTATCTGTCAGGATTTGGTGATTATCAATTCAGCAAACATCCAGTGGTCATCAGTCAGTTCAACTACAACTTGCCGTCTGACGTCAACTATATCCGAGCACAGACAACCACAGACGTGGGCACAAATCTACAGCCCACAGCACGCAGTAGACAAAACATTGCCGGCAATCCGCTGAGCTATGCGCTCAAGAGATTGGAAACACTGGGACAAGGAATCAAAAAAGGTGCCTTGGACAGCACCTTTGCACCTGCGGGCAGCCTGGGTCTTGGAAATCCTTCCTATGTGCCTACCAAGATTGAAATCAGTTTGTCGTTGTTGCCCATGCAGAGTCGACAACAGGTCAGCAAACAATTCAGTGTCAAAGGCTTTGCCAACGGAAACTTATTGAAAGGAGGATTCTGGTAATGGCCGATTATGACTCAACCAGTCCTTATTTTACCACAGGATACACACAGTTTTATTTGGATGTGATGAACAATCGTCCCATACCCAAATTGCCCGATGATCGACAAATGGTCATCAATCAGACCTACCAGTACAGGCCCGACATGTTGGCCTTTGACTTGTACGAAACTCCAACCCTGTGGTGGGTGTTTTATCAGCGCAATCCCAATACCTTGCAAAAGCCGCCGTTGGATTTTGTTGCCGGAACCACGATATATCTTCCCAAAATCACCACACTGAGACAAGTGTTAGGATTCTAACATGAGCACAGTGATCGATCTACAGCTGAGAATCCTGCAGACACAGCAACGTATCGCTGCGCTAGATGCCCAGCTGGACGCTTTGTTTCGTGCCGGTGCCACGGCACAGGCTGAAGCCACCGGTGCGCAGATTGATCAACTAAACATAGAACTGCAGGATCTGCGTCAACGTTTGATAACTGCACAACAACTGGCATCATTAGGCACTGCCAGCAGCGGCATGATTGCCAGAGATGATGCAGTGGCCACTGTGGATCGCACACAGGTTCCCCTGCTAGATCCACAAATTCTCACGCCTGATGGTCGCATACAAACTGCACCCAGCACAGTTTCCCCAACCACAGCCATACCTCCGGTCACAGAAGCCAATGTTGACAGCGGCACAGATGCACCGGTACGTACCATAAGTCAAACACAGGCCACCCCGGTGGGACCTGGACTGATCCAAGACCCTCGCGATGCCGATGCCCAGGCCGGCGGATTTTACGGCGGGGGTATAGCCCCACCGACCACACAAATTGGGTTTGGTGCTGGATCTGAAGACTCTGGTACCCGTAACCCTACCCGTGTAGAAATTGACAACATATTTACAGAAACCAACATAACTCCCAGGCCCAATGTGCTGGATCAGTATGCCAGTTATACCTATGTGGCTTCTGTGTATCTGGTTCCGTCTGAGCAATACAAGCAAATGATGGAAACCAAACGCAAAAATCTTGCCGGCAGTGCTTTGTTGTTCCAGAGTGGTGGTGCTCCAGTTACTGGTCGCAATCCATATTTTACCAATGATTACTATATTGATAATTTTGAAATAAAAAGTTTTATACTGGGCCAAGGTACTGGCATGACACACAATGCCAAGGAAATCAACATGACCGTGGTTGAACCCAATGGTATCACCTTGATTGACAATCTGACTCGTGCTGTCAACAGTTTTTTCCCAGACCCACAAAAGAAAAAAGACATTACCAGTGTTATCTATCTCATGGTCATACGGTTCTACGGATATGACGATGCTGGTAATCTAGTACGTGGTGGAGTGACCAAACCCAATGGTTCAAGCGATCCCAATGCTTTTGTAGAAAAATGGTTTCCGTTTATCATCAAAGATATCAAGTTTAAAATACACAACAAACTGGTTGAGTATGATATCAGCGCCGCTGCTCCGCACTTTCAAATCAATGCTGGTGTGGCTCGCGGAACCATTCCGTTCAACATAGAGCTCAGTGGGCAGACCATCAAGGACCTGCTGAGTGGTCCTGTACAGTACGGAAACAATCAGGCCAGCGTGAGTGTGGGTGGCAACAATGCAGTTGTGCCCACAGAAACCTACGAAGATTTTAGATCCACGGCTCCGCCCAAGGCTAACGCAGCTCCCAGTCCAAAGACCACCATCAGACAAGGACTCATGGCCGCACTCAACGAGCATCAGAGATTCTTAGTGGAATCTGGCAAACAGAGATTTGCCGACGAATACAGCATAGAATTTGTAGGCGCAACCAATGCACCGTCGGCTATAGAACAAGCCAAACTCAGACCCCCTGGTGGATTGAACAAGAGTGCTACCAGCATGGCCGTTCCAAAAACTGCAGCCGAAGCCAAGCTGGGTAGCAAGCAAAGCATGGATCCCAATACCCGCACACAGAGCGCCACGGCCGGCCTGCAGATCGTGCAGTTCCTGGATCAGGTCTTGAGAAATAGCACATACTTGAAAGATCAACAGTTGGTCGAAGTCGACGAAGCCACCGGAGAAATATTTTTCAATGGAACTCCTGCACAGAATGTGGCCTGGTTCAAGATCAGTCTAGAAGCCACGGCCAAGTTGGATCAGTGGGATGATGCCAGAAATCAATATGCCTACAAGATCAAATACATTGTTAGCCCTTACCGGCTTAGTCAGCTCAACAGCAAATATTTCCCCACTCCGAAATTTACTGGAGTACAAAAAGAATACAAGTACTGGTTCACAGGCGAAAATACCTCGGTATTGAGCTACGAGGAAAATATCAACGGACTGTATTACTTGACCTTGTCGGGAGCCAATTTCAATCTCAACGGTTCCTACAAAAACGAGTCTGGTGAGCAGATAAAATTCAACTATCAGACCAACAGCACAGAAAGCAATCAGGGTGCCGAAGGGCAAACCAATGAAATTGTGGCCAATGCGGCCGAACAACTTTTACAACCAGGCTCGGTCAAAGAAGCCAATATGACCATAGTAGGCGATCCTGCATGGTTACAGCAAGGAGAGGCCAGTCTGGGACAACTACGTAACCAATGGAATTTTGGCAGTTTTATGCCCGACGGTACCATCAACTTTGATGGTGGCCAGGTATTGTTTAGGGTCGCATTCAACGCACCTGCTGACTACAACACACAAGAAGGTATCGTGCGTCCGGGATTGGCATCCAGTGTGGCTCCGGGTCCAGCACCGGGTTCGCCCACTGGCCCAGCACAAATCAACCGAGTGTATATTGCCACAAAGGTCACCAGCAACTTTTCCAAGGGTAGATTCACACAACAACTGACCGGCAGTTTGTTGTTGCAACAGACCACAGCCGATAACCAAGCTGCTTTGGCCACACAATTCAATCAACAACAACAGGCTGTGTTTGGCATGAGTAACAATCGCCAACCATCAGGTGCAGTGTTGCTGAGCAGTTTGTCAACTCCGGCCTACTCCACTGGCGGTATTATCAACCAGGCATTGAACATATCAACCGGGGTAAATCAAAGCCAATTTGGACAAAATCTACTGGCCTCCTACAACAACAATAACATACTGGGTGGCATCACGGCCAGACCAGTGGCCATTCCAGGAGTGCCGACCAGTTCGGGATTGCCGGTGGGACTGGTCAATTCAGTTCTCCAGGCACCCAGCAGATTGATTGCGGGTGCCACAAACACTATCACCAATACAGTAAATCAAGTATTGTCCAGTTCAGAAAGAAATATACGAGGAGTACTAGATAGTGTAAGTACAGGGGCTACACAACTGGTAGCACCGTCGGATGATTCGGGCAGTTCTTTGGTACAAAGTCCTACACTAGAAACAGCCTATGTGTCTCCGATAGAATCGGATCTAATCAGTGAACCAGTGGCTGAATTCAATGCCAACAATGACTTTTTTGGGTAAACCATGAGTGAGAATATACAACGCAGTCGAGGTCGTCCACAGAACTACAAGTTTGATCGCGGCGGCATGCCTGCAGAAATGGGACCATTTATCGGCATCGTGGTCAACAATGTGGACACCACACGTCAAGGACGACTACAGGTCTGGATAGCTCAATTTGGCGGCGCAGACAAAGACGGCACACCGGATCTCACAGATCCTACCCTATGGCGCACAGTCAGCTACTGTCCGCCATTTTACGGTGCGACACCACAACTGGGTACCAGCGCACAGTATGGTACCTATCCTGGCAACAGGAACAGCTACGGCATGTGGTTTACGCCACCTGACCTGGGTACTCAAGTGCTGTGTTTCTTTGTGGGCGGTGACCCGGGACAGGGATACTATGTGGGTTGCATACCCGAGGATGGTATCAATCACATGATTCCAGCCATTGGATCCAGCACACGCTATGTGGCCGGTAACAAGACTCAAGAGAATTATTTTAGGAATACCACGCTGTTGCCTGTGACTGAAATCAATGATCTCAGCAAAGGTATTTCAGAAAATCCCAAATTTTATGATGCACCCAAGCCCGTGCAGAGTGTGGTTGCAGCTATCTTGTTCCAGCAAGGTCTAGATCGAGATCCCATACGTGGGCCTATACGCAGTACCAGCCAACGGGAAAGTCCCAGCAGTGTGTATGGTATTTCGACTCCGGGCAAGCCCATATACCAAGGCGGCCTGGATCCCAAAACAATAAGAAAACAACTAGAAGCCAACGCAATCAAACCACAAGATATTGTGGTCATTGGACGACAAGGAGGTCATACCTTTGTCATGGACGATGGTGATCTTGAAGGCACTGACACCTTGGTACGTATCAGAACTGCCAAAGGACATCAGATAACCATGAGCGATGATGGTGATTGTTTTTATATCACACATGCCAATGGACAGACCTGGTTGGAGTTTGGTAAACAAGGCACCGTGGATGTGTTCTCTACCAACAGTGTCAACATACGCACCGAGGGCGATATCAACTTACACGCTGATCGCAACATCAACATGTATGCCGGCGGAAGCATACGAGCCAAAGCCAAACAAAGTGTCAAACTAGAAGGAATTACCGGGGTCTCGGTGTATTCTGATCAAAGTATCAAAATGTTCAGCAAAACGGCGGTCACTGTGAGAAGTGATGGAACCCTGGCACTCAAAGGCAAACGCAGCAGCTGGGATGGCGGAAGTACTTTGAATCTCAAAGGTGGAGTAATCAATCTCAACGGAGGTGCTACATTGCCGGCCAGCCCGGTGAGTAGCATGACAGGATACAAATTGGCCGACACAGTGTTCGTTGATCAGCAGGGCTGGACCGTGCAACCAGGCACGTTGGAAACTATAGTGACACGAGCACCCACTCACGAACCTTATCCGTATCACAATCGCGGAGTTAATGTCAACACAGATATGAATTCCAATGCTACAGTATCAGCGCCCACTTCTCCCACACAAAAAGCTAATGCAGCTGTCAACCGCGTGGATCCACAACCTGTGCAAGATCCTGTCGACGCCGAAGATGTGTTGAGCGAGCCTCCGTCGGCCATATCAATTCCCGTGTCAGGAACATAACATGTTGACTATCCTTGAAGTAACAGCACTCACGGCACAGGCGGCCCGAGCCCAAGACATCTATCCCAGCCAGGACGAAGCAGGTAATCTATTGACAGGATGGCAACTCAACGATTCCAATGAGCCAGTGTATGTTGGAGAAGAATTGGATCAACGCGGAGTAGGCATCTACGGACAAAGTCCCAGCTCACTCATACTCACAGGTTATCTCAAACCAGCCACATTGACCTTGATAGTGTCGCCAGAAATGACTGCCACAGTATTAAACACCCCAGCTGTATGGACTGGGTTGTACGGAGTACAAAGTTTGCTGGACTATCTCAACAGTGCAATTTTGCAGAACATCAGCCAAGTTGCCTTGTTGGCCGGCAGCTATCAAGGACTGTTGGATGCCGGATACATAACCGGCAACGAATCATCTAGATATTTGGCCACTTTCCTACAACCGGCTGCAAAATACGGAGTGACAGCCGTGATCAACTGGATCGAAGGCCGCACATCACCTGATCTGTCAGCCAAGATAACCACGGCCGCCAAACAAGGTCAGTATGCCATAGACTTTGTTACTGCCAATGCCGCCGAAATCACGCTGGCTCCAGAATTGCCCGGATTTACCAATACCATACAACGCCAAGACCTTGATGCAGCAGTGGCTCAAATCATTGGCAACAACAAAATTCCGCCCATTGAATATTCAGACGTAGTGACCACATTGGTGGAAGCCATTAAGACCGTGGACGAGGATGGCCTGTTCCGTTTTGCACCCGGCGCACCGAGAGGTTAAATAATAAACTATGCCAACATTTATTGGATTCAACACACAAGATCAGTTCAAGAAATTCACCTTGATCGATTCGGCCCTGATCAAGCGAGATTTGCTCAATGCTTTCAACATCAGGCAAGGACAGTTGCCAGGACGACCTGAATATGGCACAGCACTGTGGGACAATTTGTTTGAAAGCCAGACCAACGAAACTACTCGATCAATAGAACAAGAAATCCAGCGTGTGGCCGGTTACGACCCACGATTACAGATAGCCAGCATAGATGTTTTCCCACAGGAAAACGGCATGCTAATACAGCTAGAGCTGGCCATTGTGCCCAGCACAGACGCTCAGAGACTTAGTATATTTTTTGATCAGCAATCACGTAGAGCCTCCTACGTTTAACTGCGCAGTTTATCAATCCCATAAATAATAAAAACACAGGATTACCATGGCCAAAACCACTAGACAAACTGCTGTATTCGGGGTAGAAGATTGGAGGCGTATCTATCAAACCTATCGCGAAGCCGACTTCCAGAGCTATGATTTTGAGACCTTGCGCAAGAGTTTTGTGGACTATTTGCGCCTGTATTATCCAGAAACCTTCAATGATTACATAGAAAGTTCAGAGTTTATTGCCTTGCTGGATGTCATGGCATTTATGGGACAGGCCCTGGCTTTCCGCACAGACCTAAACACCAGAGAAAACTACATCGACACAGCCGAACGCCGAGATTCGGTGGTGCGCTTGGCCAACTTGGTGGCTTACACACCCAAGCGCAACATTTGTGCGTCGGGCTACTTGAAAGTGTTTTCCATACAAACCACAGAAAATGTAGTGGATTTCAATGGCATAAACTTGGCCAACGTCACAGTTGACTGGGCCGATCCTACCAATGCCAACTGGCAAGAACAATTCACAGCCATTATCAATGCTGCCTTGGTTGACAGCCAAAGAATTGGCCGCCCGGGTGCAAGAACCACTATATTGGGTGTGGATACCGCAGAATACAGTATCAATTTGGTACCTGGCTATTTGCCAGTGGTGCCCTACACTGCTACCATTGACGGAATCAACATGCCATTTGAAGCAGTTAATTCTTCCATAGTCAACAACAACGTTGTGTACGAACCCAGTCCACAGCCCAATGGAACGTTCAACATCCTGTTCCGCAACGATCAATTGGGATTTTCTAGTGCCAACACCGGATATTTTTTCTTGTTCAAACAAGGCGTGTTGCAAAATCAAGACTTCAATCTAGCGGATCGTGTCAGCAATCGTTCTGTGAACATCAACATCGAAGGTGTCAACAATGATGACCGCTGGTTGTATCAGTTGGACAATGTTGGAACCATTGCCAGTGAGTGGGAGTATGTGGAAAGTGTTTACACAGCTGCCGCAGAACAAACCGCGCCCGGAGTAAGAAAACTTTTCAGTACAAGTAGCCGTACCAATGATCAGATAACTCTAAACTTTGGTGATGGCATATTCAGTGCTATTCCAGTCGGCACTTTCCGTTGTTATGTACGAGCCAGCAACGGACTACAATACATTATCAATCCTGAAGAAATGCAGGCAGTGTCCATTCCAATCAGTTATGTGAGTCGCACCGGACAATTGGAAACTGTGACATTTACCTGCGGTATAACTACTCCGGTCAGCAATGCCACTCCACGTGAAAGCATTGATGAAATCAAACAGCGTGCTCCGGCTAGATTTTACACGCAAGACAGAATGGTCAATGGTGAAGACTACAACAACTTTCCATTTACGGCCTACAACAGCATACTAAAAAGCAAGGCGGTCAACCGTGCCAGCATTGGCACCAGCCGTTATCTTGACCTGGTAGACAACACAGGAAAATATTCCAGCACCAACACTTTCAGCAGCGACGGAGCACTCTATGAAAGTTTTTCGTCGCCCAGTTTCCAGTTCACGTATCTTACCAACAACGAAATTGACGATGTTGTAGTAAATCAGGTACAACCTATTCTGGCCAACAGCCAGACACAGCAGTTCTACTATGACGAATATCCACGTCCTAATCTTTTGGTCACCAATTCGGCCTGGCAACTCAGCACCACCCAAGCCAACACCACCACTGGATATTTCAAAAACATCGGCAACGGAGCCCCAGTGCCCATTGGTCCTTTTACCACTGATAATAAAAAATACATTGTGGTAGGTAGTCTAGTAAAATTTGTACCGCCAGCAGGTTACTTTTTTGACGCCAACAACAGATTGCAAGCAGGTGTGCCAACTCGTGCAGATGAAAAATTGGTCATCTGGGCCAGCCCAACATTTATCTACGTAGATGGAACCAATCAAGGGCTGGGCAATTTTTCAAACGGAGTCGGTCCGGTAACTTTAAACAATTACGTGCCCACAGACGCAATCGCAGACGAAGTTATTCCTATCTTAGTCACGGATCTGCCTGTGGCCTTTGAAACCAGCATGGCTGAACAGATACGCTTGAGCCGTAACTTTGGTATTGGCTACGACAGTCTTGGCACAGTTACCGGAACTCCCAGCACATGGTATCTGATCACAGCTACCAACTTGGCCGTGAATGCTCCCTTCAGTAGAGATTATGCAGGCAATACCTCAGGTGCACAGTTAGATGCCAGCTGGGTCATGCAGTTTGTGACCAATGGCACCAACTATACTGCCACGGCACGTGCCCTGGATTATTTCTTTGGCAGTGTGGTTCAAACTAGATTCTTTTTTTATGGTGATGAAAAAATCTATGACAGCCGAACAGGAACCACCATAAGTGATTTTGTCAATGTTCTCAAGACCAACAGCCGTCCTGACAGCAGTTTGCCATTGGCCACGGACAATAGATTGAGAATTGTGGGTCAACCAGTGCTCAGTGATGGATATGTGGATGATTATCAAGTCTTGGTCAGTTTTCAAGACAGTGACAGTGATGGCGTCCCCGACAATCCAGATTTTTTCTCAGACATTGTGGGTCCTGTGCCAGCTACACCTTCGGCCAACAGTCCCTGGGTGTTCCAACAAAGAATCGTGGATTTTGACAATTTACAAAGATATGTGCTGATTGAACCAGGCATAGTCAACAGTGATTATGCCACCCTAGATGACATTGAGTTGGTTAAGGCTCAATATGTTGAAGGACAGATATTTTATGCTTACAGCACCAATGTGTTCTATGAATTGTTCATTGATCTTGCCACGCAAACAAGGAATCTCGTACAGACCAATGACTACAATGCCGTGATCGGAAGACCCAGTTTGTATTTCCAATACCGACACAATGCACCATTGAATTCGCGCATAGATCCAGGCACTACCAATATCATTGATGTGTATGTGGTTACCAATGAATATTATACGTCCTATCAAAACTACATTCGTGATACCACTGGCACCGTGCCTGAGCCCACTGCACCGACCATTGACCAACTGACCACAGCTTATCAAGGTCTGCAAGACTACAAAATGATCAGCGATACCATGATCATCAACAGTGTGGATTTTAAACCACTGTTCGGTGCAAAAGCAGATACAGAACTGCGTGCCACTATCAAGGTAATCAGATCAATCAACAGTGTTGCCAGCACTAGCGAGATAAAAAATCTTGTGGTGCAAAATCTCAACAACTATTTTACGCTAGACAAATGGGATTTTGGCGACACATTCTATTTCAGTGAATTGGCAGCTTATCTACACGCAGAAATGGGTGGCATAATCAGCAGTGCAGTTCTGGTACCATTGGATCCACAAAAATATTTTGGAGACCTTTACGAAATTCGTTCGGCCCCCAATCAAATTTTTGTCAATGCTGCAACGGTCAACAACATCGAAGTTATAGAGGCCTTGACCAGTACCAATTTACGCACAGCCCCTGGTAGTGGAGTGATCTGATGGCACGAACACGTTCCATAGACTTCCTGCCAGAAATATTCCAGACCTCTACCAACCGACAATTTTTGTCGGCCACACTGGATCAGTTGGTACAAGAACCCAAATTCAAACGCATACAAGGATATGTAGGGCGACGTGTTGGACCTGGCATAGATGCCAACGAT